TCACCTGATTCGCCGCCACCCACGAGCCGAAATTGGCCGCGGTATGCACTTCCGTCCGTGCGATCACATGCGCCCGGCCCGGCGCAATCGAGCGGCGGTGCGAGCTGATCCGGTCTGCGATCTGCTGCCGGGATTCATTCTTGTCCACGCCGATGCGGATCTGGCGCGCGATCTCTTCCCTGGACGTATCCGTGATTCCCTGAATCCGCTCGCCGCCGTTTGTCCGCAGCCAGGCACTCGTGGCCTGATCGAACACATCCCGCGGCCGTTTCGCCTTGAGCGTAACCAGCCACTCGGTCACCATGTCGCCCGCTTGCGGCGCCACACCCAGGTACAGCCGCGTCAAATATATTTCCCACGGGCGCTCCTGTACGCTATTGACCGCCGCCGCCTCGCCCGCATCCAGCCAGGCATGCACGGCGCGGCCGCCCTCGATGATCAATAACCGTTCGGCGCGATCCGCATAGGGCTTGACGGTGCTGACTACATACTTGTCGAACTGCCGCCACAGCCGCGCGCTCGAAACGCTTGCTTTGGATTCAGGCGCTGCGATCACTCTTGATCCGCCTCCGATGCGAGCGGCACAAAATTCGCCGGCGCATAGAACACATCGCCCTCTTTGCCGCGCGGCTCATACTCGAGATCGCTGCGCCCCTCGTTCTGCGTGATCAGTCCCGATGTCCAGAGCTTGTGCACCCGGTCGGTCGCCTCTTCCCGAGCGGCGGTGATCGCATCGAAACTGTCTTTATCGAAATCGAGCGGCGAGCGGAGCTGCGCGCCGATGGTCCGGTTCCAATCGCCTTTGAACTGCGTCAACAACGGGATCACCGCTTCGGTATAGAGCGCGCGGCGCGCTTCCCTGTAGTTGGCATATGTCTGGCTCTGCGTGTCGCCGATCAATTGAGACGGCACATGGAAGATGGCCGCGATATCCCGCTTACTGAAAATCTTGTGCTCGGAGACGCCCGCATCGGCCGGCGGGAACCCCATCGGGTGCCATTTGGCGTTTTCAAGGAACAGCTCTTCCCCGGCCTGCTTCGAGGCGAGCAGTTGCGCCTTGAGCTGAGCCACCTGCGTATCGCTCCACAGCGAATCCTCGCGCGCTTCGATCCAGCCGGGCGCGAATCCGCGCTGCAATACGCGCTTCAACAGTGTCGCGCCCTCGTTCTGCGTATCGACCGAGAGCATGGCAGCATCGAGCGGCGCCATCCCGAACACGTCGTTAAGCGGGTTGAACAGTTTCGACTGAACGAGATCTTCCTTGGGCAGATCCTGGAATGCGCCGTAGGGATTGTAGACGCGCCAGGTTTCCGGCTTGCCGCGCAGCGGTTTCGCGCCCGGCGGCAGTCCCACGCGGTCGGGCCGATCAAGAAACAGCATCCACGGCTGGCTGCCGAGCCGCTCGATCTCGATATAGGCATTGCCGGAAAGAAGAATATAGGAAACCCACTGTTCGATGAATGCCGCGCCGCCCGCCTTGATCAGCAGCGCGAGCGACGGGCGCGGATCGAGCTGCTTGGTCGATTCCATGATCGCCCGGCCGAAATCGACATTCACCGCCTTCGCGAGCAGCTCGGGCGCGGTCTGCGATTTCGATCCCGGCTCGTGGTCCCACCAGCGCACCTGTTTTGCGGCGGTCGCGATGAGCGAGATGCACGAGTACACATCCGCATTCTTTTTGTATCCCTGCTCGGCCTGCGCGAGATATCCGTATCCCGTCCACGTCGCGCCCGGCATCCCGCCCGAATAAGTGCTCCCGCGGTAGACGTGGATGCTGGGCAGGTTGCCGCGGCCATCGTTGATGATCGGCGGCGACTGCTTCAGGCCGAACCGGGTGAGCAGAGAGTTAAACAGAGGCATCGGTTTTCAGTCTTCGACGCAGAGACGCAGAGGCGCGGAGGCGCGGAGAGCACTATGCGTCCAAATCATTATCTGAATCATCCGATTGCATTAGATAGAGATAGAGCACTATAGCTTGTTGCCATAATCTATCGCTAAATTGCTTGACAGGATTATCCATACCTGAATGCATGTCCTTTGTCCCAAGACCCTTTTCGAACTCAACGCGAAACCAATCATTAGCTGATTCCAATTTACTTTCATTGGACCTGCGTACTTTCTTATTGTCAGCCCACCGTTCAGCGGTGTGACGATGTACCCCTGCTTTATCGGCAATCTGATTGCGATGGGCGTACAATCTTGGACCGTTTTGGACATTGTTGGACATTTTCTTGACGATTCCAATATTTGCGCCTTACTCTACTTCATTACGGCCAAGTTAGGCTAACTTTTGCTGAAAGGGAAACATAAAAAAATGCTGTTCGATCTTTTTGCCGAAAGATTACCGCGCTGGTTTCACGAACATGTGGAACGGCTCAAACGTGACCACAACTACCGCGAGAATTGGATTGCAGAGATAAAGCGCCTGCCGCTTGCGATCTGGTATCGCTCGCCCAAATGGAAATGCACCGCACAACTCCAGTTACTGGCCTTTCCAACATGCCACTGGTGTGAAACGAAAACCAATCTGGAAGTGCACCATCTAACTTACGAACATCTTGGGGCTGAAGTGCTGCACATGGAAGACCTGCAAACAGTCTGCGCGACGGAACATCGGCAAATCCATTCACAGCAGATGCCGCTGTACTTTCCGCCCGATCACGTCTGGTATCATAACAGCCGCTGATCCGCTCCGCGCTCTCCGCGCCCTCTGCGCCTCTGCGTCGAAGACTGCTCACTGTTTCGGCTTGCCGGCTGGTTCGCCGCCTTCCGGTTTCTCACCCGGTTTTGCGGTGCGTTCTTTGGCGATCCCCTGCCGGATCAATTCCTGCGCGACCGCCGGGTCCATTTCTGCAATTTGGCCGATCTTATAAGACCGGTCGCTTTTGTCTGTATGCACTTTTATGAATTCGATGGTCATAAATTTTACTTTCTTCTCTCCGCGCTCTCCGCGCCCTCTGCGTCTCTGCGTCGAAGACTGTAACCCCATCCCGGCGGCGTCCGCCGATTGGCAAAGCAGCCCTGGCGGTCCCAGTCGATCCGCCAATTACCGCCGGGAAATCTTCCAACGCAGGGACGCAGACCGAAAGCCCCACCTCCCCAGACGAGGTAACATCCGCATCCCTGCGCTGAAACCCGGTTACAGTCTGTAGATGAGCAGCATGAAACTGATGTCCTTCGCCACGCCGCTGTCATAGCAGGCCACCACCACTTTGTCGGCATCCCGGCTCGCAATCGAGCACGATGCTTTCATGGTGAGCGTATCGGCGCTTGACACCATCGGCATGTACGCCATGTTGCCGAGATGATGGAAGATCTCGTAAATACCGACTGCGGGTTTGTTCAGCGTCCAGCCGTGCGGACCGAATGCAAAATTACCCGCGCCGTCGATGCCGCACGGGTACAACTCGGCACACCGGCTCACGTTGAATTCTACCTGTGGACTCATAAACTTTATCCCGCGATCACCGCTAGCAGCCACAAGCACAGGCCCACTGCCATCAGGTTCACGCGCGGCGCGCGGATATCGGCGGCGGCAAGCGCCAGAAAGACCAGTGCGAGCAGTAACAGGATCAAACGTAAAGTAATCACGGCAATCCCCCTTTGCATGGCTGAGGCTTCGCGCAATCGCAATACACGTTGATCACAACGCCATGCTCACGGTGCAACCCATCGAGCAATCGGTGCTTGATACAGCCGCACAGCGCCGCGACAGCCACCAGCAATGCGGCCCACGCCAACCGCCGGCACACTCAGGCCGCCGGCTCGCTGCGAATCAGAATCTCTTCCATTACCCAATCCGTAACCGCCTGGCGCAGTCCGCGCATATCCGGGTGCCCCGCGGCGAGCTGCGCCGCGGCGCTCGCCTGCTCGGTCAGCGTGCGGTCGATCACCGCAGGATTGACAATGTACATACAAATCATGGACACTGGAAAGAATGGCGTTTGATTGGGATGACGCGAACCGCAGCCACATTGCGCGTCATGGCGTAACCCCTGAAGATTGCGTAGCCGTATGCCAAAACCTGGAAGCCGACACGATCGATTGGCCGTCTGACGTTGAGCCGCGATGGCGGACGATCGGCAAAATCGGGGACCGGAGATTGATAGTGTTCTGGACACTGCGCAATTCAGCCATTCGCATAGTCACCGCATGGTGGATAGGAAAGAGAACACGAATATGAAGATTCCAAAGTTCAAGAATGAATCCGAAGAGGCCAACTGGCTGTATGCCCACCGGAAAGAAATTGAGGCATTCAAAGGCAAACCCCTTCGAGGCAAGAACGGCAAGTTAATGACTCCTGCCGAGATTGCCACCGCATACATCGCGAAACAAACCCGTCCCGTTACCTTGCGTTTAGCAACTGTAGATATCGAACGCGCCAAAGTTCAGGCCGAAAAAGCGGGATTGGGTTATCAGACTTATCTAAAGTCACTCATCCACCAAGCATTGAAAGCATAGGTCACAGCGACAGCGCCCGCCCCTCGCGCGACGGCCGCAGCATGAGATAGGAAAGCGCCCACACCAGCGCATCCGCGCGGTTCGGCGATTTGGTCAGGCCGCCCGGCACGAAGTTTGCCATCTCGTCTTCCAGTTCTTTAAATACGCCGGTATGGTGAACTTTTCCCTGCTCGTAAAGCGCCGCAACCGGCTCCGCGCGCACCACCTTGCCGCGAGTGGCAGTGATCTTTTCGTACGGGATGTTCCTGCGCACCGTCTGTAGCAGCAGTTGAATCATATCGCCGCCGTTGTTCGTCTCGGCGATGATTTTATCTGCCCCCATCGCATCGAACCCGGATACCGCCCGCGCCGCCCACTGGTCGGGCGGCAGCTTGCATGACAGATCGCGCAGCACATAGCCGTGGCCATCGACCCCGAGACCGCAGATCACGATGCCAGTTTCATCGGAGCTGGGGCCACTAGTTGTCGCGGGATCGATGGCAACCACAACCCGCTGCATATCCGGCACCCACCGCACGCGCAATTCCTCGATCTGCACACGGCGCCAGAGCGCGCCCTCGGCTTCCTCGAGCAGCTCGCCCTCGAGCTCTTGCCGGCCGATGCGCGTACCGCCATAGATCCGCTCGAAATCTTTCAGTGTTGATGCCGGCAGGTTGGCCCGGTTCGCAAACGTCGAACCGCGCGTCATGACTGTGCCGGCATCAGCAATCAGATCCCGCAGGAATGGTGACGGGCGCGGTGTGGTTGCGGCGACAATGCGCGGATCATCGCCCAACCGCAGACCGAACTTCAGGTTGTCCCAGAGTATGCGCGGATTCGGATAGACCGCGATTTCATCGCAAAAAGCCCCATGATGCTGAGGCCCCCTCAAACGTTCAGGTTCTTCAGCCGAGTATGCAATCGCCACCGATCCATTGCGGAAGGTGACCTTTCTTTTTGACGGTTCATATACCGGCCTCTCCCAGGGGGGAAAGACATTCAGCAGTCCGCTTTCGCCCTCGATCATCACATCCCGGCAATCAGCCGCGGTCGGCGCTATCAATGCAAATGTCTGCTTGGACTTCCGCATGACCAGTTCACGCATCGCCTCAGCCATTGCCCTGGTCTTCCCGAAACCGCGCCCGCTCATGATGAGCCATGTTCGCCACTCGCCCGGCGGCATCAACTGTTCCGGCCGCGCCCACAGGCGCCAGCGATAGCGCAGATCGTTGGCCTGGTCGGAGGTGAACGAATAGGCGAACTGCCGGATGCGCTCGGGACTGAGAACTTCGCGCGGGATGCCGGGAAGGGTCAAGGCGTAAAATTCAGGACAAGGCGCACATTGCGGCAGAGGATCGTCGGCCAGCGCAGCCGCCAATACAATTGCGATCAGGCTTCCTTGGACAGCACGCTGTGATAGGCGCTGTAAAATAATCGCAGATCCTCGGGATAAATCTGCTTGTGGCCGGTCACTTTGCCGCGGTTCGGCCCATCATGATCGCTCTCGGTGTAGACCTGGCCGCATCCGCAGGCTCCGCGCAAACCGCCGCGCGAGGTACGCGTTCGCATTTTGGCGGTTTCCCCGGTCGTGACCGTCAATCGCAGCGCCCGGCCGCCGCTGATTAGGCGCGCTTGATTCTTCTGGATCATGCGCGCGGCTTCATCGAACCCTACGTCGAACGAAATCCGATCGCTATCGGGCGCAAATACAGGGAAATGGCGCCTGGCGGAAATCAAAAACATGAGCGTATTTCGTACAGAGACACTTCGGATATGGGGCTTGCGGGCTTGCTTTTAAGTGGTGCTCAGGACGGCCCAGGGGTCAACTGGAATGCACACCGCAGGAGTCCAGCACGGCGCATTACCGGATCAGCGCCTGACGACCCGCAAACTCCCTGAACGATCTGTTTGCGGAGATCTAAATTCGGTTACGATTCTATGGCTTCATCACAAGTCCTGTCAATATATCTGGGAGAAATTATTGTGGAAAAGTTGAAAAAATACCAGATACTATTTGCATTCACGCAACGCCTGTAACATACAGGGACAGTCCGGGACATGGGGACATTCCGGGACATGTAGGGACATCTAT